TGCAGAGGTCCGGGAATGCCCTATCAAGGATTGTTCGCTATGGCCTTTTCGGCTTGGCAAGGTGCCGCGCGACCAACAAAGCCTGAATGGAAACTGGCGGCGCGGCCTGTGAGAATCATTTTGCCGCCTGTTTTCGGCGTAGATGAAGAGGCAATATAGCTTATCCTCTTCATGGTATCGCCGATTATAGGCGGCATTTTGGCTCTCATAGCGTTATGGCATAGAAAAAGCCCCGCCGAAGCGGGGCGATGAAGAGGCATTGGTTAGATGATGTCGAATTCTTCACCGAACGCCTCCTCATGGGCTTCCATGTAGGCCTTCAGGAATTCCTCTTTGGTGCATGGCGACAGTTTCGCGTGGACCTCTTCGCGGATTTCATCGTCCATCATCGCGGTGGTGGCTTCCCAGTTTTCCAGGAGCGGGGCGACGGTCAACGCGTCGATGATTTCCCACGGATTACCACCAAGGCGGCGGATCTCGTCACGGGTAAGGGCTACGTCTTCTTCGACCGTCTTCAGGTTTCCGCTTTCGTCCGGGGTCTGCTCGTCAAAATAAATCAATTCGCGTCCCGCCCGGGTGGCGTAATAGTAGCGGTTGTTGTCGGGATCGTACAGGGTTCTGATTTCATCGTTCGTCTTCATGGTATTTTCTCCTTTTCTTTTCATCGTGATTATAATCTTCGCAGAAGGCCGTTTCAAGCCTGTCTTTTCCAATACTCAATGAGCCTCTTCATTTCCTCTTCGTCCACCATCGGGACCGGGACTCGCTGGATGTCCTTCGCGGACGGCGTGAGATACAGAGCCTCACCGTGAAGAGGCAAGTCTTCCGCGCCGCGCTGGTCTATCAGGTTTCGGCTCTCTTGAGCAGAAGAGCAACGGAGCGCGAGAACGCACGGCAGACAGGCTCTTATTGATCCGTCTATGATTTCCCTTGTGGGTCTTTGCGTGCAGATGATGAGGCGGATACCGGCGGCGCGTCCCTTACAGGCGATGCGGATGATGTCCTTCTCGGTCTGCTTCGGGCAAAGTAGCTTGATATCGACGTACTCGTCGATGATGCAGAAGATGCTTGCCCCGCTGAACTGCTTTTCCTTGCGGCCTCTCATGATGCGGAAGCGGTCTTCCATGAGGTCCGCGAGGCCGTGGATGACTCTCGCTATCTCATCGGCATCGCAGAAGCGGCCCAGGCTATGCGGCAACTCGTCGTAATCCGCAAGCTCTACGCCTTTCGGATCGATGAGCAGAAACTGCGCCTCGTCCGGGGTGAATCGCAGAAGGCTGCGGATGATGCCAGCAAGGGCTACGGACTTGCCGCTGCCGGTCGTGCCGCCGATGAGGATGTGCGGCTGGCTGGCGGCGTCAAACTGCCATTCATATGCGCTGATTTTGGGCGTTGTGTAGTATTTCATGGTTCTACTCCTCTTCTTTGTCGGCGGTCGGGAATTCCTGCTCCCAATACCTATAGGCCGCCTCAAAGTCGCCGCCACCGTCGAGGATCTCGACAATGTAGTCGTTTAAATGTTCGCAAAACGTGACCGCGTCGCCGCAAAGGTCAACGCGCTTTACCTTGAGTGGATGTTCTACAAATCTTCTTTTCATGTTTTACCTTCCTTCCTAAAGCCCGCAGAACGGGCATCTAAAGCCGCAGAACGGCGGCTATATTGACATTTTAGCGAGGTACCGCCCGCGCTGCCCCGCTGGGCGTCGTTCCGCCCGGATGCGGGGCCGGGACTCACGCCCCGGCGGCTGGTTATACGCGGGGCGCGTAAAGCCCGCGTATTTCTGATATGGGCGCGTAATTCATAACGAAACGATACGGGCGCCCGTTTATAAGCGGCGCGCAATCCGCCCCGTACTCATTCACGGCGCGCAACGCGTCTGTAATAGCTTTTTCAAGCGACCGGCGGCGGCTGATTTCAGCATATCCGCACCCAATAAGAGCATAAACTTTATACATGATCCCCCCCGTTCCCGGCCCCGTTTCGGGGCCTGTAATCGATTTTAGTTTATCCAGCGCGCAACGGATTAAGACGCTCGGCGGCGGCTTTACGGCCCGATTCCGGGCCGCTTTCAGCCTTGCGCGGGTTTAGTGAATAGCGGCAATAATTTCGGCAAGGGCCGCAACGGCGCAAGCGCAACCGCAAGCCCCGCAACCGCCCGCGCAATCGCAAACATAGTCAGCGCCGGTGGTATCTTTCAGGACGGTGTAAACCGGCATTCCTAAACGATCCGCAAGGGCTTTTTCTTCCGCCGTCGTCGCGTGTTCCCATAACGACGCGCGAACCGTGAAATTAGCGGGCTTCTCGGCTACGCAAGCGGCGTAGATATTAAATGATTTCGTATATGTAAAGAATTGAATAAAAGGGAATTCCCGGGCGATCGCGAACCAGTCACGCATATAAGCGGCGCTGAAAAAGTCACCCGATTCATGCAAGCGAAATACGATCTTTTTACCGATAAACCGGCGGCGCAAGTCCCCCCGCTTCGTGTAAAGCGCGGCCTCAATTGCGGCGATCATAGACGGCACGAAATCACGGGAACGGGCGGCGGCAAGGTTCGCGAGCCGATACTTGCGGACGGACGGGAAACGCTCGTCACGGCGGGCGTAGCAAGCGGATAAGCAACCAGTATTAGCGCCGGGGCAAGTCATGACGGCGGGCAAGCTAAAAATCAGGAATGCCGTTGTATCCGTGTCCCGGATTTTAGCGTTGTTGTACTGGATCGCAATGCGCGGGGCGGTGGGCTGGTTCGCGGGGTCCCGGTACCACGAAATCACTTTTTGAGCTGATACACGGGCGCGTTCCGCCTTGCGGGCGGCGATTTCAGCGCGGGGGTTGACGGCGGGAATAAATTGCGTTAACATGATTTTACCTACTTTCTACCCGTTCCGGGTGTGTTAGGGGCCTGCCGTCCGGGGTTGTTTGGCGACGCTGCCGGGCGGCTTTTTTCTTTATTATAAACGATATACATTTACAAGTCAATAATAAATGCATCTGAAAATCATGATTTTATGTATTATATGGGGGTAGGGACGGGCCGGGGCTGCGTCCGGGGCGTTCCGGGCGGTTCCGACGGGGCGGGGCCGGGGGGAATCCAGGCAGCCAGGCGCGGCGGCGGGTAATCCCCGCGACCACATTTCCCATAAAAAAGGCTTGACAAGGTACATTTACCAATGCTATAGTAAATGCACAGAGCAAAAGGTAAATGAAAGAAGGGTGAAGCAGATGCTGCGGAAGATGAAGAATGCGATCGGATACATCAGGGTATCGACGGAAGAGCAAGCGGAAGAAGGGCGGTACGGGATCGAGAGCCAAAAGAGTGCGATCCTGGTCTACGCAGACAAGAACGGGTACAACATTGTAGAGTGGAAGATCGACAAAATGAGCGGGGCGAGTGACGAGCGGCCCGAACTGAACTCGATTCTGTATGGGGAAGTACAGAACCCGCCGGTGCAAGCGGTCATTGTGTTCAAGAATGACCGGATAGCGCGTGACACGAAGCTATATTTCTACTATCTGTACTGGTTAGAGAAGAAGAACATCAAGTTGCTGTCGACGAAAGAAGAATTTGCGGAAGGGTCTGACTTTGCGAACATCTACAGGGCGCTGCTGATGTTCGTCGCGGAGCAAGAGCGGAAGAACATAGCGCTGAGGACGGGGCGTGGTCGCAGCCAAAAGGCGGCGTGTGGCGGATACTCCGGTGGACGCGTACCATATGGTTACCGGGTCGAAGCGAGCGTACTGAAAGTGCGCGAAGACGAGCGCAAGATCGTGGAATTCGTATTTGCGGAGAAGGCAGCTGGTACGCCGATGAAAGTCACGGCAGAGAAGATGAACGACATGGGGTGGAGAACGCGGAAAGGGACGTGGTTCCAAACGTCCAGCGTTCGCAGCATATTAGATAACGAGCCGTTCTACCGGGGCCTGTACAAATACGGGAAAGACGCGGCATGGGTAAAAGGGGTCCACGAACCGATTCTGAAGGAAGGAGAATAAGATGACCAAGACAGAGAGAAAGGCGCGGGATCTTGAGCATCTGAAGCCGGTCGTGCGGTGCGATAAATGCAGATGGCATTACGAACGGGGCCTGGATATAGTTTGTTCCATAAGCAAAGATGTAGTTAGGAGTGATGACTACTGCTCATACTGGGAAAGGGAATACAAATGACGCATGGCGAATGGGTTTGCTCGATCCCGCGATGCTGCGGCAAGTCAGGATGGATGACAGAAGCCATGCTGAAAAAGGGGGAGGTCCTTCTTATGACATGGGAAGAGATAAAGCCGGTCGCGGACGAAACATTCGGCTGCGATTCGTCAAAGATAACGCTGCTTGACCTATGGCATATAGCGAAGCAGCGCGGCATGAAGCCGCATGAAGTGGTGCGGGCCATCGAAAGAGAGGCCGAACACCAGGGATATAGCTATCCGCAAACGAAATAAGACCGGCTAATCGGGGCCGGTGCAAGCCAACAGGGGCTTTCCTACGGGGAAGCCTCTTTTTCTTTAGGAGAAAGCATGATTAACAAAACGCTGGTTTCCAAAATTTTTTCGGAAATAAAAAAGGCACCTTCATGGCCTGGTCCGTATCGCGACTTATTCGGCTATCTGCGGTCGGTAGAAGGGGAAGACTTTGGCTTTGCTCACGAGAAGAACCGCGAACTGCGGAACTTGCTTACTTACGGCATCAGCTTACGCGAAAACGTGGGGGAACTGTTTGACGTTTATAAGAAGAGTTTGCTCTTTGACGCGCCGCATTATCTTGACCCGTACTTACTGTACTTGGAATTGAAGCGCGACCCGGAGCGGCGTTTCTATCAACCGAGGCGGTCGGTCTTAAAGCCGGTGGTAGATGCGCTGCAAGCACTCGCGGACGACGAACTGGACGAACTGTTCCTGTCGACACCGCCGCGAATAGGCAAGACAAGCCTTATGATATTCTTCATGTCATGGCTATTGGGGAGGCGGCCCGAGAACCCGAACTTGTACTGCTCCTATACGGATACCATCACGAAGGCTTTTTATAGCGGCGTACTTGAGATATTACAGGACAAGGATACTTATAGTTGGCACGACGTTTTCCCGGCGGCGAAACTGGTTCAGACGAATGCGGCAGACGAAACGCTGAACATCGACCGGCGCAAGCACTATCCTTCATTGACGTGCAGATCCATTGATGGAACCATTAACGGCGCGTGCGATGCCCAGGACGGCGTGATAATTTCCGACGATTTGGTATCGGGCATCGAAGAAGCCTTATCGAAAGACCGGCTTATTTCCAAGTGGGGGAAGGTGGACAATAACTTGATCCCGCGTGGCAAGGGGAAGACCAAGTATCTGTGGATCGGGACGCGGTGGTCGGTATTAGATCCCGCTGCGGTGCGTCTGAACGTACTGTCGACCGACGAAAAGTATGCCGGTTATCGGTATAAAGTCATCAATCTACCGGCTCTCGACGAAAATGACGAATCGAACTTTGACTATCCGTATGGGGTGGGGTTCGATACGCTATATTACCATCGAAGACGAGCCAGTTTTGAGCGGAATAACGATATTGCATCGTGGGACGCGCAGTATATGGGAGAGCCGATAGAACGCGAAGGAACCCTGTTTTTACCGGCAGATTTCCGCTATTACAATGGCGAACTGCCCGATGAAGAGCCTGACCGTGTCGTACTGGCCCTGGACCCGGCATATGGTGGCGGCGACTTTTGCGCCGGTGCCATCTGCTGCCAGTATGGGGACGACCTATACATTCCCGACGTTATCTATGACGATAACGACAAGACGATAACGCTGAAACTGATCGTAAACGCGGTGCGGCGATACGGGATCAACGCGATACAGATAGAAGCGAACAAGTCCACAATGGGCTATAAGGACGAACTGGAACGTCTTCTGAAAGAAGAAGGGTTGAAAGTGAACCTGACGACGAAAACGGCCCCGCCGACTACCAGCAAAGCGGCACGGATCTTTGATAAAGCCCCGGATATCCGCGAATGCTGCGTCTTCCTGGAGAGCGGGAAGCGTCCGCGTCACTACGATGCCTATATGCAGAACGTCTATGGGTTCAAAGTCTTCGCGAAGAACAAGCACGACGACGCGCCTGACTCGCTTGCAATGCTGATCGACATGGTTTTCCGAAAAAGCGAGAAGCCGGTGGTCTTCAAAAGGCCTTTTTAACAGTTTACCATAACAATCATACCGCAAACCGCAATATGTTGTGGTATAGTGTATACGGGAAATACTGTATGCGCGAGGTGCAATGATGGCGAATAATGGATGGTCTTCGGTCGCCAGCCCTGTAATGACAGGGCGCACGGTGATCTATAGCGCGGAAAAGGAAGTAACAAGGGATAACATCCTGGATATTTTCATGTCCGCGCAGCAGATTCATCAGAACAATGCGACCCAAATCGAGTACCTTTATAATTATTACAAAGGGAAACAACCGATACTGAATCGCACGAAGACGGTACGGGAAGAGATCAACAACAAGATCATCATGAACCGCGCCAATGAGATCGTTAGTTTCAAAGTGGGCTACCTGATGGGCGAACCCGTGCAGTACATCCATCAGGGCGTTGATGAAACGACCGAAGAGTTGGATCTGCTCAATGCCTACATGGCGGCTGAAAATAAGCCGAGCAAAGACAAAGAATTAGCGGATTGGTTCCACATCTGCGGCACGTCTTATCGCATGATTCTCCCGGATGAACGCGATAGCATCGACGAATCACCCTTTGAAATCTATACGCTCGACCCGCGCACGACGTTCGTCGTTTATAACGGCGGCATCGGTCACAGGCCGCTTCTTGGCTGTGTATCAGTAGAACTCCCCGACGACACCGTCCTCTATAGCGGTTATACCGCCGATCACTACTTTGAGATCGTAGAAGACGAGTTGACGAAATGGGAGCCGCACACATTGCGCGGCATCCCGATCATCGAGTATCCCGCAAACGAAGCGAGAATGGGGGCATTTGAACTCGTTCTGCCGATTCTCGATGAGATCAATAACCTCGAATCCAATGCAGTAGACGGCGTGGAGCAGCTTATCCAGGCGATTCTCGTCTTCCAGGGCGTAGACCTGACGGATGAGCAATTCACGTCACTCAAGGAACAAGGCGCGATCAAAGTATCCGAAAACGGAAAAGTGTACTATGTATCGCAAGTGCTGGAACAGGCGAACACCAAGACCTTGGTGGACGAAGCCTATCAGGCCGTCCTTGACATCTGCGGTATGCCGAACCGCAATGGCGGCTATTCCACCAGCGATACCGGCAAGGCCGTCATCCTTCGCGATGGATGGTCCTCTGCCGAGGCGAGAGCAAAGTCTTCGGAGATGACCTTCAAGGTATCCGAGAAGGAATTCTTAAGGCTGGCACTTGCCATCATGAACACCGGCAACGCGGCGATACGCAGCCGCGACGACGAACGGTCCGAAAATCGGGAACTGAAACTCGCGTCCATCGAGATTCGCTTCACCCGCCGCAACTATGAAAACATTCTTGAGAAAGCGCAAGTGCTGAATATGATGCTCACTACTCCGGGCATCCATCCGAAGCTGGCGTTTGAACATTGCGGGATGTTTGTAGACCCCGACATCGCCTACAAGATGAGCGCGGAATACGCGGAAAAGGAAGAAGCGGACAAAGCAAAGGAACTGGAACAGATTACGGAAGAGGAAGCCGAAGCGGAAAAGGCGGCACTAAATGTACAGTTACGCGGACAAGGGGATCAAATTTCTGAATAAACGCTACGTCCGGTTGTTTGGTCGGTTGAAGTCCGTACTGCGGATGGACGAACTAAACATCATGAACGGCGTGAATTCGATGTTTGAAGAGATTGATCCGATGGTCAAGGACGTGCTTCTTCGGATCGCCCGTGGAACTTATAAAAAGATCCGGGGCGACCATGAAGATGTCATCGACATGATGTGGGTGCTGGCGTTTCTCAACGCCTACGACCCCATCACCAAGTACGTTTATGTCGGCGAACAGGATCGCAAGCGGACGAGGCTCATCGAGGCTCTTATCGCGACGCGATCCCCGGAAGAAGTAGACCTTGCCATGCGTATATGGGCGAGGCAGACGACACAGGCCTGTATCGAGATAACCGACAAAGCGGCCTATAAAGCCTATGAAGACATGGGCGTTGACCGCGTTGTATGGGAAACCGAAAAAGACCTTCGCGTCTGTGAGGTGTGCCGAAATCGGGACGGCAAGGTGTATGAACTGAAGCGCGTTCCGAAGAAGCCGCACTACAACTGCCGGTGCTGGCTGCGGCCTTTCGTGGAAGGAGAGAACATTTGGCCTCTATAATTACGGAAGACCTTCAAAAGGTGATACTGGAAGCCCTGAAAAAGGGGAACACGGTAGAACTCAAGAAGGAGCGCGGCAACCTGGTCGTTGTCGAGATCGAACGGAAAAAACGGGCAAATATGGATGTCCTTCCGAAAAACTGAACAGGATAGTCAATCGGGGCTATTGAAGCTAACAGGGGCTGGTGCAAACCGGCCCTTTTTATGTATGTGAGGCGTTTAGCCATTACATAAACGGTAGAGAAACCGCAAATCGCAAAACACAGAGAGAACTGCAAACGCAAAGCATGGGTAGAGAAACCCGAAATCGCAAAGGAGCAAACCAAAATGAAAATCGATGTCACCAAAATTGAAGGCTATTCCGAAATGAGTGCTGAAGAGAAACTCGCGGCATTGGAAAGCTACACGATCCCCGACCCGGATTACACGGGATATGTGAAGAAAGACGCGTTCGATAAAGCCGCGTCCGAAGCTGCCGAGTGGAAACGGAAGCACAACGCGCTTCTTTCCGAAGAGGAACAGAAGAAAGCGGCACAGGAAGAGGAACTGAACGGCCTTCGCGCAACCGTAGCGGCGATGAACCGCGAAAAAGATATCGCGCAGTACAAAGCCGGTTATATCGCGATGGGCTATTCGGAGCAGCTTGCCCAGCAGACCGCAGAAGCCTTCGTGGATGGCGACAACAAAACCGTCTTTGCCAATCAAAAGGCCTTTTTAGAGGCTCATGATACGGCACTTAAAGCCAACCTGATGGCGGCGACCCCCGCACCACCATCCGGGAGCGGCGGCAATCAGGCTTGGACGGTGGCGAAGATCATGGCGGTGAAAGACACAAGTGAGCGGCAGAGGCTCATAGATGAAAACCTACAGTTATTTCAGTAAAGAGAGGTAAAAATGGCAGTTAAGAACAACACTACCAAGGCCGCAAACATCAGCGCGACCGCAAGAGCAATCGACTTTGTAAGCCGTTTCCAGGCGAATTGGGAAGGCTTACTCGAGATCCTGAACGTATCCCGCCCGATTGAAAAGGCTCCGGGAACCATCCTCAAAGCCTACAATGCTTCCGTCGTCCTTCAGACCAGCCCGGTTGCCGAAGGCGATGAGATTCCGTACTCCCTGGCTTCCGTCACTCCGGCGGCTATCACCGACGTGACCCTTAAGAAATATGCCAAGGGCGTGACCATCGAAGCGATCACGCAGTATGGTGCTGAACTCGCCGTTCGCAAGACCGACGAGGCCATGATCAACGAGATCCAGGAAGGCATCATCAGCGATTGGTACACCTTCGCGCAGACCGGCTCCCTGACCGGAACGGCTGACACCTTCCAAATGGGCGTTGCCAAAGCGGTAGGCATGGTTCGCAACAAATTCAAATCTATCCGCAGAAGCGTCGGCACCGTCGTTGCTTTCGTGAATATGCTTGATGCTTATGAGTATCTTGGCGCGGCTGGCCTTACCATTCAGAACCAGTTTGGTATGACCTACATCGAGAATTTCATGGGCGTTGACAGACTTATCCTGTCCTCTGACCTTCCGCAGGGAACCATCATCGCTACCCCGGCTGAAAACATCGTGGTCTACTATGTCAATCCTGGCAATGCGGACTATGCTGCCGGTGGCCTTGAGTACACCACGGTCGGCGTAACCCCGATGATCGGAGCGCACATCAACGGCAACTATAGCCACGCGGTCGGCGAACTGTTCGCCATCTGCGGCATGAGCATTTGGGCTGAATTCCTTGATGGCATCGCGGTCATCACCGTCGGTGCTTCCGAGTAATTAACGATAACGACAGGGGAGCGGCTAACCCCGCTCCCCGGAAAGAGTAACTATGACAACGGCTGAACAGATTGCAATGGTAGCGATGATGACGGACAACCGGCGTACAGCAGACGATATGATCGCCTACCTGGATATCGCCGGTGAAAAGATCATCAGAAGGGCGTACCCGTTCCGTGACGACGTTCAGGAAGTCCCAGCCAAATATCAGCATCTGCAATGCGAGATCGCGGCGTTTCTGATTAACAAGCACGGGGCCGACAACGAGCTGATCCATGTGGAGAACGGCATCCACCGCCATTACGATTCAGGCGACATTCCGCTCGAGCTGATCGGCAGAATCATCCCTTACGGCGGCACATTCTTCGACGAGGAGTAATCCCATGCTGGCAATGGACATCAACAAAATGGCGTTTTGGTATTGCCTTTATACGGGATCGCAGATGCTTACGGATTCGGACGGATACAAGACCGGCGAGAAGAAGCTGGTCTATTCGGAGCCGGTGAAGATGGAAGCCAACATTTCTGCGGCAAAGGGGAATTCCGAAGCCGAGATGTTTGGAACGAATCTTGAATATTCACGCGTCATCGTGACGTGCGATATGGATTGCCCCATCGACGAGAATTCCGTCCTCTTCGTGGACAAGGCCCCGTCCTTTGATGATGCGGGAAGCCCGCAGTTTGATTATGTAGTCAAGCGCGTTGCCCGCAGTTTGAATGTGGTATCCATCGCCATCGACAAGGTGAGGGACGCATGGGCATTACAGTAGAAGGCCTGAAAGAAGCGATAGACGCGCTGAAAGCATACCGCGACAGCCTGGACGACAAGCGTAAGCAGCTTCTTGAGCGTCTTGCCGAAATCGGAGTCGAAACCGCGAACCTTCGCTTTTCGGAAGTGATCCCGATATATAGCGGCGTGTTTGACGGAGTCGATGTCGGTGTGATGTGGATGGACGACCATACCCTTGCCGTAAAAGCAAGCGGCGGTCAAGTCGGATTCCTTGAATTCGGTGCCGGTATCCACCATTACGGGCAAGGGCATCCGAAAGCGGCTGTATTCGGCACGGGACCCGGAACGTATGGTCCAAGAGGGAACCAGGAATACTGGTACTACAAGGACCGTGGCGGGCAGATCGGCGAATGGAGCCAGCCCGCTTTAGGACATCCAGGCACAATACGCACAAGCGGCAACCCGCCGTCAAGGGCTATGTATCAGGCGGGCGTGGAAATCAGGAAAAAGATCACAGAAATCGCAAAGGAAATTTACGAATCATGATCAATATCGAACCCCAAATCTTCACAAGAGTATACGACGCGGTGAAAGCGGCCTTCCCGGATTGCGACGTGAAATCCGAACTGGATTTAGAGCCGAGCAGCGTCCGCGCGGTCATGATCGAGGAGATAGGCAACTCTTCCAACCAGCAGACCGCGACCACGGACGAGATGGAAAATCACGCCGTCGTTGACTATGAAGTGAACGTGTTTTCCAGCAATGCAGTAGGACGTAAGTCAGAAGCAAAGGCAATACTTTCCATTATTGACGGCGTCCTGTTGGGCCTTAATTTTCAACGCCTTTCCACGATGCCGGCGTCCTTATCCAATTCTACGAGGTATCGCCTCGTTGCAAGATATACAGTTGTTGTCAGTAAAGACGAAATACTCTACAGGAGGTAAAAATGGCAATTAGAAGTAACAAGGCATTCCTTATGGTGGCGACCACGGGATCCCCGCTGAACTATTCCAAACTTGTCGACATCAAATCGACCCCGGATATCGGATCTTCGCCGAATATGCTTGAAACCACGACTCTGTCCGACGAAATGCAGACGTTCATCCCGGGCATCATTCAGCTTGATTCCAGCGGCTTGCAGTTTACTGCGAACTATACGAAGACCGACTACGCCACGCTTAAGTCACAGGCAAGCTACGACGAAGGAACGTCGGGACCGGCCCATTATGCAATTTGGTTTGGCGTCAATAGCACGGGCGCCCCGGACGGCCATGACGGCAAATTCAGCTTTGATGGCCGCCTGACCCCGACGGTCAATGGCGTCGGCGTAGATGAAGTTGTCGAAATGACCATCAGCATTGCGCCGGCCACGCCGATCGCATTCGCGTAGTTAAAAGAAAAGGAGAACAGACAATGGCGAAGACGATTACCCTTACTTACGAAGGAACGAAGTACACTCTTGAATTCACGCGGAAGACCGTAGAGATCATGGAGAAGAACGGATTCAACGTCCGTGATATCCGCACGTCGCCGGTCACGACGCTGCCGACCTTGTTTGCCGGTGCGTTCCTCGCAAACCATCGCTGGCTGAAGGATGAAACCATCGAGAAACTGTTCAAACTGATTCCGAATAAGGACGATTTCCTTGAAAAGCTGGCAGAGATGTACAACGAGCCGCTTGAAGCAATGCTTGCCGATCCCGAGGAATCCGAGGGAAACGTGACCTGGGGCGCGGACTTTTAGATCCAACCCCCGATGAGCCGGGGGAACCAATCCCCCGGCATACTGATATATTCTACAAGCAATTCCCTGACTACCTGGCAATGGGGATGCCGACCGACGAATACTGGAACGGCGACCCGCAACTGGTGAAATACTACCGCAAAGCAGCAGAGATAAAGCGCAACGAGCGCAACACCGAACTGTGGCTCCAGGGATTGTATGTATATGAAGCGATAATGGATTTAAGCCCGATCTTGCGGTCGTTCGTGAAGAATCCAAAACCGCAGCCTTATTCCAAAGCCCCGTACCCGCTGACGAAAGCGGAGAAGAAACGGCGCGAAGAAGCGGAAGCGGAAGAAGAGGCGAAGAAGACACAGGAGAGGCTGCGTGAAATGGCACTCGCCTTCAACAAGCAGCTAACGGAGAAAAAAGATGGCTGATAACCTAATAGATGACATCAAAATAGTCCTGTCAGCAGACGACAAAGCCGCCAAGGGGCCGATAGACGATCTTATCGCTCGACTTGAAAATCTTGACAAAGCAGCTACCGGCACGGGCAATGCGTCGCGGGATCTTTTCAAGAAAATGGCAAGTGGCGCGGAGTCCTCTAATAAGGCGCTCTCAAAAGCAGTAGCGCAAGCGGATAAACACGCGCACACTCTCGCGAAGATCAAAACCGAAGAAGCACGAACTGCCGCATATGCTGCGAAGGCTGACGCGACGCGGGCCAAGAGTCTTGCCGATACCGCGTCCAAGATGGGCAAGTATGAAACCGCTCGCTATAAAGAGTCCTCAAAAGCCGCTCTTGATTATGCCAAAGCAGACGCGGAAGCGCGGCGCAAGAGCATGGTGGCGAGTGCGGAAGCCGCCCGCAAGGGTGCCGAAAGCAGAGCAAAGGTCAGGCTTACAGACGCCAAAGCTGCGACCGAAGAGGCGCGGACAGAGAAGGCGAAAGCGGATGCCGTCCTTGCGCGGGTTCGTGCTGAAGATGCTTTGGCAAAGGCGGCAAACAAAAGGGCGGCTGAAGAAGGGAAACTCAACGCGGTTGCCCCGCAATCGCCGTCGGTACTCGACCGCATCGCTGACGCGGCTGAAAGGGCTGGCTCCGCTTTATCCTCTAAACTGTCAGAAGGTGCAAAGAAAGCCGGGATTGCTCTTGCCAAACTCGCGGTAGCCCCGTTAACAGGGCCAATCAAAGCCCTGACCGGAACCATTTCAAAGTTTGGCACGGCTGTTTCTAATCTGTTCCGGCAGATAAAGCGCGTCGTGATGTACCGCGCAATTCGTTCCGCGATCCGCATGGTAACGGACGGGTTTAAAGAAGGTGCGCAGAACGCGTACCAATGGTCGAAAGCGATGGGTGGACAGTTTGCCGCCTCAATGGATATGCTCGCGACATCTTCCCTATATCTGAAGAACTCGCTTGGGGCATTGGCTACCCCAATTATCAACGCGGTAGCCCCGGCGATTGATTGGTTAATAGATAAGTTTGTAGCACTCTTAAATGTCATCAATCAGGTCATTGCGCTCCTGACCGGCGCACCGAAATGGACGAAGGCCATCAAATACCCGAAGGAATACGCGGAGGCGGCGAACCAAGCGGCTGGTGGTGCCGGCAAGTTGGCAAAAGCCCTAACCACCATCCTTGCCATCGACGAACTGAACCCGTTAAACGGGGATAACGGAAGTGGTGGCGGCGGCGGGGGCGGATCCGGGAGTGCGCTCGACTACTCGTCTATGTTTAAGGGAGTTGACGTCGCGACAAAATCCCTTGAGGGCTTGTTTGAGCCGTTCGTTAATGCGTGGCAAGAGAAGGGCCAGGGCGTCATCGTTGCATTCCGCAACGCGCTCGACGGCATAGACCAAGTCATTCGTGCCATCGGTACAAGCTTTGCAGAGGTGTGGCAAAACGGCACAGGGCAAGCCACAGTAGAGCATATCCTTGGGATCTTGACAGGGATATTAAACACGATAGGCAACATCGGAACCGCGTTCGCAGAGGCCTGGAACGAAGACAATGTCGGTACGCAGATCATCCAAAACATTTGGGACATGGTGAACGAGATCCTTGAAATGTGGGACGATATTGCGAACGAAACTGCGGAGTGGGCGAAGAGCCTTGACTTTGGCCCGATACTGCAATCGTTTGAGAGTTTGACAGGGGCAATAAAGCCGCTTGTTTCTCTTATAACGGATAGCTTGTCCTGGGCGTGGACGAACGTGCTTCTCCCGCTTGGGAAGTGGACGATCGAGGAGGCCGCGCCGGTCTTAATCGACACACTCGCAACCGCGCTTGAAACGCTTGGGCTTGTCGCGGAAAAAATCGCACCGTACTTGAAACCAGTTTGGGACAATTTCCTATCTAAACTTGCATCGCTTACCGGTGGAGCGTGGTTATCGACCCTTGAATCCTTACGCGATGTTCTCAAAGACATAAACGATGCGCTTTCGGGGGAAGTTTCTGTCGGGGATTGGGTAGAGGCACTCATTAAAGACGGGTTCAAATCTCTCCAAAAGATATACTACATCGGCGTAGGCGTCAAAGCCCTGTTTGGGGAATACAACTACGCGAAGGCCGTTAAATACCTTGGAATGGCCATCGGGATAAACGACGACGGTGCGGCACCTGGATCCGTTGGGTCTTCTGCGGCTGCCGTATCGGGGGCTGCCCCAAGCATGGGGGAACTGCAAGTAGATGTCAAAGGTAATTTGGTTAGCCTTGTTTCCGATAAGCTTACCGAGAAGCAGAAACAGGTTCCGACAACGGCAGACATCAATAAAAAGACAATAGACCCGACCGTGAAGGATAGTCTTACGAAGACGTCCATGACGGCGACGTTGGTCGGTCAGAAGTACGGCCCTGGCATTAAAGCCAAGCTGACCAAGACCGACATGACTCCGACATTGGCTTCTCCTCTTTATGCAAAAGGCGTAAAAAGCACTCTGACGAAAACGAGCATGGTTCCGACCTTGTCAACGCCGTCTTATGCGAAGGGAGTCGAGGCCAAGCTGACCAAGACGTCCATCGCGGCGACAATCGCTTCGGCAGCATATAAGACCACCGCGCTTAAGAATTCCGTGACGAATCCTTCGGCAACCATGACCATCACCAGTAGGGCATGGGGTAGCGAGAATGTCAGACTTGCCGTCCAGCAACCGCAATCCGCGTTGAATGTAGTTGGCGTAAAAGGTGTGCCGGGATATGTAGACACGAAGGTCAATTTCACCGACTATGATTCCGACTTTTCAAAGGTCAAGATGGCATTGCAGATCACAAGAGCATATAGCCCGAGCGGGAAGCAGCTTGTACTTGAAGAAGCAAAAGGCGGAGCGTACTACGGTGGAAAGTGGCACGATATCGCCCAGTATGCCACGGGCGGCGTACCGAACCACGGTTCGCTCTTCATGGCTGGCGAAGCCGGTGCTGAAATCGTAGGCCACGTCGGTGGCAGAACCGAGGTCCTGAACCAATCCCAAATCGCATCGACCATCGCGGCGGCAACGCAGATGAGCAACGCAAGTCAGAATAATATCCTGATGCAGCTTCTTAACGGCGTTGAGCAACTTGTCGAAGGGCAGGGCGACGTGAGAGCATACATCCCGGCTGGCGAAGTAGTAAGCGGCTTGCAGAGAAACAACCGGCGTGACGGACGGGCATTAGTCCCGATGGGGGTATAGCATGGCATATATAGACGAATTAGCTGACCTTAAGGCGCATGGCCCGATATGGGCCGTCGCGCCTGTTGGCGGCTCACAAAAGATATTTCCAACAGATCTCCCGGTTCCTTGTGCATACTCCTACGAACTGGACGACGTTTCCGAACCCGATGCCGGCCGTGTAGAGAACGGCTATATGTATAAGAAGCGCATCGGTCAAGTATGGGCAGTAGAACTTGAATGGTGGGGGCTGGATTCAAAACAAGTATCAGACCTTCTTTTGGCCTTCGATGCGGAATATCTTAACGTCACGCTATGGAATGCGAAGAACGCACAGTTTACCACGATTGAGATGTACGTCGGAAACCGCACCGCGCCTATGTATTCAGCCATTCTGAACACTTGGAGCAACCTAAAATTTAAGTTGATTAAGAGGGCTTGCTAAATGGGATCGCCAATTGATTGGACTCATTTCCAAACATGGAAGCAATATGCAGAGAATCCGAACGGAACCGGCTATAAGAAGAACGTCTATATCTGCCGGGAAGGGAACGATTGGTATGACGGAGCGATCCTGAAACAGGACGGTCTTGTTATCGACAGGACTTGCACCGCGACGAATTACCTTGAAATGGGTAACGTCGCGGCTGCGGCTCTCACTTTGACCATCGTAGCACCACCGCAAGATATCGGCTCATGGGCGGTCGATCAGACCCTTGAGATCCAGGTCGATATCTTTGAGCGGTCGGACCCGTCCGTCCCGGAAGACGGTGGAAGCGGAACGGCATACATGGGCTTCTTTATCATCGACAGTATCACGGAACGGAACGGAGCCTATGTCATCGAAGCACTCGACCGCATGGTTCTGCTCGACGTTCCTATGGATTGGAGTGGACTTGTGCCGCCCGACATTCCTTCGATTCTGAATAAGATATCCACGGTATACGGAGTCACGGTCGCCACGGATATAACGACTCTCCCTAATTACTTTCAGATGTTTGCCGATTATCCGAATCTGACCGTGCGGCAAGTGATCTCGGCCATAGCGGAAGTGATGGGGTGCTGCGCGTTCATGGATTGGAACGGGGAACTGCGGTTTTCGTGGTATGCGCCGATACTGAATGCCAACTCCAGTACGCTGGAATTGACGCGCGAAATCGCATTCTCACGGAGAACTGACCCGCAATCCTACGACCTTGACGACTACGGAATCGGGAATCCTGACGGGACGAAAGTAGAACTGACCGGCCCTGACGAGTGCAAATACTATCTCGTTGGCAACGCGCTTGTGGAATCAATGCGGTCGGCGGGACTCGTCGTTTCGGGCATTGCTGACAATATCATGGCTGCTCGATATACGGATGTTCAATTCCAGGGCGAATACCATTACTACTCAAGCGGCGAGTATGAAGTATTGCCCTTCCCGTATATATGGCCTATGGACGTAATCGACGTCGATGGCGTCTTCGTCCCGATCAACCATGTCGTCTACCGGCTGAATGCCAACATGAGTCTTACGGCAAGCGCGGACCCGCGCGTAAGTGATTACTCCACGGCATTTACATCGACGCAGCAGACGGTCCTCGACCGCATGGAAAGTGAAACCGAGGCAATCAACAAGCACTTTTTCTACACCAACGCCACAGGAGCGCACATCACGACGACCGAGAACGACCCGGATACTGGCAACAATGTTCTGATTGATTCCAATGGCTTGTATGTCCGCGATGATACGGACGTGCTTGCTGAATTCACGGCAAACGGGGCTACCTTTACAAAGTATAACGGGCAGAACTTAAGCATAATGAATAAGGCCGCTACTGGTACAGTTATCACCGGAAACGGGACGTCGAGTACGCGAAGATCGGTCGCACTTGCTACTAACGACACAAGCGTTACTGTCGATTCCAACGGATGCGGCATGATGGTCGGCCTTGATGAAGACGAGGCATGGCTTGGGCCGATTTATAGAGATAGTCATGGCGTATACGGCAATTTTTCCGCAAGCGTGGAAGCAATCGGCGTCAGCGTCGCCGGTGGGGCAACGCAAGCCTGGGTGAACGCAGACTCCATTCGGTTTATAGCACCCGACGTGGAAGCCAACGGTGGCGCGTTCACAATAAGCGACCTGGACGCGAATACGCAAGGAACCCAGCAACTTACGTTCAAGAACTCCGTTAGCCCATACACGGGGGCATACATCAAAACCTATAGTGTAGACGCGAACGGCTCCGACATGATCGTCCGTTCAGGCGGCAGATTCATTGCCGGTGGCGGCGAGTATGCGTCGAATCGCTACAACGCCGGTTCGTTTGAAGGAGCGGAAGCGACCTGGATAGGCTCTGATAGTGCGGTATATATCGAGTCAAACGGGAATACTATTGCCAACCGAAAGAAATGGACGTTCAGCGCGACCGGCGACTTGATTGCCCCGAACGGCGCGGTTTATGAAGCCGCTTACAAGGGCGAAACGGTCGCCCTGACGAGCGCGAATCTGATCGGAAACGGGTATTCCGGTGCGTCCGCAATCTATATCGAGTTGCCCCTTCCGAAGAAAATCGCAGAAGGAAGCAGCGTGAACCTGACATCTTTCACGGCTGGCCTTCGCGGCATAAAGGGAACGATTGCCGCAAACGGTACAAACCTACTCGCCAACACAACGGCGGCAAGAAGCGGGGCTGGTGGTCTGCGCCTTACTATTTCAGGGCAGACAACGAACTTTACTGCAAATACGCCGGTATCTGCGGTCGTTGCAAATATTACTGTCGTGATTAGTTAAAGGGGGTATCGTCATGATTTTTGAAAACGGAATGTATGACAAGTTGAAAATTATCGCTTGGGTGCTTGCTCCGCTGATTACTTTTTTGGCGGCGTTGGGCGAAATATGGGGCATTCCCCATATGGTAGAAATTACGGCGACTCTTGCCGCATTGGACACCTTTTTAGGCGCACTCCTGACCGTATCCAACAAGGCTTATAACGCGCAGAAGGCTGGTGAAGACGATGTGGCAAGCGATAATTGAGTTTGTGGTTTCGCCCATCGTAGCGGCTTTTATGGGCTATGTCGTGTGGAAATTGCAGCAGCAGAGTAAATGGACACACGCGAATAACAGGGGGACGATGATTCTGCTCCGGGACAAAATCATCGAAGATCACGGCAAATACGTTATCGAAAAACGCCCCATGCCATCATATGCCTATGAGAATTTCGTGGAAACCTACGAAGCATACAAGGCACTTGGGGGAAATGGCATGGCTCAAAAGATGTTTGACGAAATGAAGAACGTCGACATCAACAGAAAAGAGGCTTAAATGAATCCAATTACAAGAGAAGAATATTTTCTTGCCAAGATTGCCGGTGAGGAATCCCCCGAGATTCAGCCGGTGACGAGAGAAGAGATTTTCCTGGCGAAAGCGGCTGGCATGGACGTACCCGAACTGAAGCCGGTCACGCGCAAAGAATGGTTTATTAGCCAAATAGCGGGCGGTGGCGGTGGCGGAGGAGGTGGCGGCGGCTCGTCCTACCATCTGATCGCGTCGCAGGAATTTGACTGGACTTACACGTCGACGACGGAAGCCACGATCGACACGATGCAGCTCCCGGCCTCCGTATGGTCGAAGGACAAAATGCTGTTCGTCAAGATCAGGCTTGTCGGAAGTGCAGACCGAAGCACCTTCCTCGGAAGCGATTCGTTGTTGTCTAATAGCTACGTCAAGCAGGGCTATGTCGGCAACAACAACTCGTTCATGAAAACCGCGTACTACATAGACTCGTCGGACAAAATGCAAGCATCTAAAACGGCAACATCAAAGTGCCCTGGCATAACAGGAGCCGTACTTTCGCCTTCCTGCTTGCTTTCGTTTAATGCGTACAAAAGTACCAACTTCAAAATCAGCGGCCACTTCAAGGTCGAAGTCTACGAACTCGATTGGCCTGACGACATCTCGCCGTATAACGAGTATTAGCGCATGAGGTGAACCATGAGCAAAGAAGAAGCTGTAGCGAAAATCATAGCCCTTGCCGAAGAGCAAGTAGGCTATGTGCCGTATAGCGGAAAAAGGACGAAATACGCCGACGAACTGGACGACACCGAGGATTGGTATAACGGAAAGAAAAGCGGTTACGATTGGTGCGACGTGTTTGTCGATTGGCTTTTCTTCAAGTCTTTCGGCAAAGCGAATGCACTTAAGATGCTATACCAGCCGACCAAATCCCTTGGTGCGGCTTGCCCGTATAGCGCAAACTACTATATCAATAACGGCGCGTGGAGAGCGGTTCCCGAGGTGGGCGACCAAATCTTTTTTGGGGATCGCCGCGACGAAGACCATACCGGAATTGTTTGGAAGGTGACCGCAAACTACGTTTACACCATCGAAGGCAACGCCGGTGGCGGCAACGGCAAGGTGATGAAACGCCAGTACGCGCTGACGAACGGATGGATTAGCGGTTACGGCAGACCGAATTGGTCGGTCGTGGCATCGGTAGAGCCAAAGCCCGAACCGAAACCCGAACCGGCACCAAAGCCGACCGTCCTGAAAATCATCGAGGAAGACCGCATCTTCGGTCCAGCTTCGACCAAGGCCATGCAGAAGTGGCTTGGCCTCGATCAGACAGGCCGCATCCCCGGACAGGACAAGGCGTTGGCTAAATATTTCCCCGCGATCACGTCATGCACTTGGGAAGACGATGGTAGCGTGACCATCAAATATTTCCAGCGGTATCTGATGCAAAGGGGATTTGGCCCTGGACCGGCAGACGGATACCTTGGCCCCAACACGGTCAAAGCATGGCGGCGTTGGCTTAAGGTGCAGCAATGGTTCGACATAGACGTGACGAGCGTCTTTGACGAGAAAGCAGCTTGGTGTATGCAGCGGTTCTTGAACATCGTTCTTGGACGCGGCGAAACGGCACCAATTAAATAATGCTCTTCCCAAATTTCTGTTCTCCTTTCTCCAAAGGGGCCGCGCTTCGGCGCGGCTCTTTTGGCATACAAAAAACAACAGACCCTGGGGAAGAATCCAAGGTCTGTTGCCGTTGGTGTGAAAGGTAGAATGAATGAAGGGAATCACATTCTATGTCTATGGTGATAATAGCACAACTATTCCGAAAAACACGAACGATTCTGTCTTAAGAATTTCTTTAGAATTAAATCGCCGAAAACCGCTTGACAACTGCGTATAGGGGGAGTAACATACGAAGCGTGGAAGGCAACTATTCCTAAAATCATAAAGAAAGGAATAGTTACATACTGGCGCTAAAGCCATTATACAATACCTTCCACAATGTGTGGAGGGTATTTTTTATGGTCGAGAAAAGTATTATCGAATTCCGCGTCATCTGCGGAAGCACGGCAGCAGAGTTTCAGGAAAACCTGAACGCAACGATGGAAGGTCTTGCGAAAGAGAACGCAAAGAACGTGCGGTACGAATTCAACCACAATGCCGGTCATTGCTGCTACATCTCCTATGAAAAGATGGCGGCGATCCCGGAAACGCTGGAAGAAAAATACGAACTGCGCGGTGAGAAGTGGCATTGCGAGGATTGCCCGTACTACGAAAAAAGCACGGACAAGAGAGTGAAGTACACGCATTGCCAGGTGGGGGACAAGAGAGCATACGCGAAATGCCCCGCTTGCGAGAGATTCTACGAAGTATTGGAAAGGGGTGAATAGACTTGACGCATAAGGAATGGGAACTGTCCGTCAGACACGCATTGGTCGACCGGGGGGAAAAGGTCAGCCACATGGCACGGCAGCTTGATTGGACGACGGCGTGGATCTATCTGACGCTATCCGGTAAGGAACCGCATCAGAACGTGGTCGACCGAATCAGCGAGTACGTCGGCGTAGAACCATACAGAGTGTAGCAGAAAGGGGAAAGGGAATGAAGGAGATTCTAATTCAAATCATGGGCGTAGTGCTTCTGATCGGAACAAGCGTCACCCCGACATGGGATATGCCGAAGGACGCATCCTGTGAGGCTCAAAACGCGGTCTACGCCGAGGAAGCTGAAGAAATCGAAGAAGTAGACGAGAATGCCGATTCCGTCGACGAGAGCGCAAATGAGAGCCTTGAATACATCGGCTCGTTCGACATGACCGCCTACGAATGGACGGGGAACCCCTGTGCCAACGGCAACTACCCGACGGTCGGTTACACGGTCGCTTGCAACTCTCTCCCGATTGGTACGCAAGTCTACATCGAGGGCGTTGGCTACAGGGTAGTGGAAGATCGCGGCGCGGAATGGCACTCCGATTACTGGATGGACTTGTATCTTGGCGACGTGGATGCCTGTTATGAATGGGGAGTCAGGACCGTCGACGTATACATCGTGAGGTAGTGTGATGAAAAGGATAGCAAATATCGAAATCAATACGGACGGCAATCACGCCGAAATGACATTCTCCGTCGATGCTAAAACGGAAGACGAGCAACTCGCGATAGGCACTTATGTGGCAAGAGCGTTACTCGACCTTTGCGCGGGCATAGACCCCGATGCTCCAGGAATAACGGCTCTGCGGTTCATCGGCGCGGCTACCAAGCTGCCGCGATCCGACGAAAGGGCGTGGAGTTAGATGCCACCGAGAAAGCGTAGGATACTGGTTCGCGACGACGGCGAATTACTAAAGAAGACCATCGGTCATCATGCCGACTACTGGTCGGTAGAAACAGACGAGCGGTTTTCGGTCTTCATCTCAACGGACGGACAGTTTTGGGCCATCATCGAAGGCGCGACGGCGGTGCTTATCCCGGAAGAGATACTGAAACTTATCATCGATACAAGAGCGATGTACCGCGAGCAGCTTCGGAACGGGAGGGTGCTTCGACCGAAACTTGGAGCGCAAGGCTTGCGCGGTCAACAGGAAAAGAAGAAGAACAAGCCGATAGACAAAGGAAAGGTCCTGGCCCTGTGGGACGGCGACTGGACGGTCGAAGAGATACTGGACGAAATCCGGGTGGAAAGTGCGGATGCGACGGAAGAACAGATCGTAGAGGTGATAAGGAATGGACGAAGTAAGTAAGGCCATACTGGACGTGATGAAGCGGAACCCGGGCGGCGTGAGCCGCCAGCAACTGGAACTGGCGACCGGCAAGGACGACAGAAGCGTCCGCAAGAAAATCGAGGAACTGCGGAAAGCGCACTACCCAATCGGGCGCGGCAAGAGCGGTTACACCTACGGGGATAACGAAGGCTTGCGCTACACCATCGCCGAGATGCGGTGTAAGGCGCTGAACCAGCTTAACACGGCGGCGGCTCTTGAGAAGTGCTTGACCGTAGAAGGACAGGAGCAATGGTTATGAGGAACGATAAATTCTGCCGCGATTGCGATTGTGTGGTCGAACCAGAAGATTGGGTGTGGGAAGAATTCGACTCCGACGTCCATGCTTCCGACTACTACAAGGAAGAGCATTGCCCCATCTGCGGCGGAACGAACCTGGACGACAAGTGGGGAGAATGCCTTCTCTGCGGCGAGTACATCGCAGAAGATGCGGTCCTGTGCAAGGGGTGCGAGGAGAACGCAAAGAATATGGTGCTTCTGATCGCCGAAAAACTGTACGCCAACTGGGACGATATGCCCAAAGAACAGAAGGAAGATGTCCTGGAAGCGATCGCTTACGGGGCCGATAAGCTGAAAGGGGAACTGAAATGACCATCTATGAAATCACCGGCAAATACGGCTTGCTCATGGAGCGGCTGGAAGAAGAAGGGACGGACGTTGAAGAAGTGCTTTCGCTCTTCGACGACTTGAAAGAGGATCTGAAAACGAAGGCAGACGGTTACGGACGCGTCAGGGCCAACTACAAAGCCCAAATCGACGCGCTGCGGTCGGAAGAAAAGCGGCTTGCTGACAAGCGTCGGCACTTGGAAAGAATAGTCGACAAATTGGAATCGCGGCTCTTCGATGCCATGCAGAAGATGGATACCAAGCGGATCGACACCGATCTTTTCAGCTTCCGCATTCAGAAGAATGGCGGCGTTGCCCCGGTCATCATCACGGAACCCGACAAGATCCCGTCCGAATATCTGAACGTAACGGTCAAGCCTGACCTGAAAGCGATCGCGGAGTATATCGAAGAAACTGGTGATTGCTCGTTCGCGGAGTTAGGCGACAGAGGCGAGAGTTTGAGAATTAAGTAAAGGAGAACAGAAATGGGAAGAATTGAATGCGAGAAGGCCATCATCGAGAAGATGCGCGAGATCATGGATATCTACCATGAGTACAACCCGGACGGGGAGCGGCTGACCATGTATGTCATCGGGGATCACTATTCGGTAGACAATATCTACTGGAAAGAAGATACCGAGTATCCGATTTCGGCTTGGGAAAGCGACAAATGGGGATACACACAAGGTTCGTTGTTCACGGCAGAGGAAGGAGCAGAAGCATGAAACTGGAATTCAGAACACTCCGCGCCGATGAGATCGACGTGCGCGTCGGCAGCGTCGGGGATGGAAACGCAACTCTGCTCCTGTACAAGGATGCGCGGTGCGACATGAATATCCTGGACGAAACCGTCGGGCCAATGAACTGGGAGCGAAAGCACCTTCGCGAGAACGCAAACTGCATCGTCAGCATTTACGACGATGACAAGAAGGCATGGGTATCGAAAGAGGATACCGGCACCGAGAGCAATACGGAAGCCGAGAAAGGCCTTGCGTCCGATTCCTTCAAGAGAGCCTGTTTCAACTGGGGTATTGGCAGAGAACTCTATACCGGCCCAAGAGTAAAACTCGCGTGTGAGACCGTTCCGGACGGACGCGGGTTCAAACTGAAAAACAAGTGGGAATTCTTCGGGGCGACCGTGAAGGAAATCGGCTACGACGATCAGAAGCGCATCACGCAGTTAACCATCGTCGACAGGGACGGACGAACCATTTTCAACTACGGATTCCAGCCCCGCAAAGCGGCCCCGAAGAAGGAACCGCTCGACACGGGCGACATAGAAGCAAGCGATCTTGAGCGGCGCGTCTTCCAGGAAGCCTGTCAGAAGCATGGCTTGGAACCGCTGAACGTCCTTGCCCACGTCGGCTGGAAGAGCGGGAAGATGAAGGTCAGCGATTATAAGAAAGCTATGGATTACATCGATTCGGTGAGCATCGATGGATAGGAACGGCTACAATCCGAGCCGATTCACGACGGAAGCGGGTGAGTGCTTCATCTGCTTCCGTCATACAGACACGGCACGGCACGAAATCATGCAAGGGATCTGTAATCGGCGATTGTCCAAAATGGACGGCCTTTGGATCAACGTCTGCCCGGAATGCCACGACAAGATCCACGCAAACCCAAAGCGGTATCTGTGGCTTAAGGAAGCTGCCCAAAGGCTTTATGAAGCAGAGTATGGTCACGAAGATTGGATGTGGCGGTACGGGAAGAACTATCTTGAGGAGAAGGAATGGAGATAAAGACCAAACTGACAAGCCCATGCACCATCGTGCCGCTTTTCAAAGAAACGATACTGGAAATCCATATCCCGAATGACCGGCGCGGCGAGGTGGTCAAGCAATGGGTTGACGAACCATACAACGCCGACAAGGAATACGATGTGATCGTCCGCAGAGCCACAAAAAGGCGGTCATTAGACGCGAATGCCTATGCGTGGGTACTTATATCGAAACTCGCGGAAAAGATGCGTATACCCCCAAAAGAAGCGTATAGGAACATCGTAGCGGACACAGGATTCTATACCATCGTTCCGATCCGGGAAGATGCAATCGAAGCATGGTGCCGCCGGTGGTCGATGAACGGCACGGCGTGGATGACGGAAGACATGGGCGAATGCCGAAATACGACCGGCTACCACAACGTGAAGTGCTGGCATGGCTCGTCCGCTTACACGCAAAAGGAAATGAGCGCGTTCCTGGACCTGATAATCGGCGAGTGTAACGAGTTGGGCATTCCGACGATGCGGCCCCAAGAGATAGAGGAGATGAAGAAAGCATGGAAGGATCTAAACGAGAAGGTTTCGTCTTCTACCGCAGCTTCTACGACGCTATCTGCCAACTGAAAAGACCAGGCGAACGATGGGCGGCGGTCGATGCGATCATCCGCTACGCACTCGATGGCGAGAGCGATAACCTGACAGGACCGGCTGGAATGGCTCTCGCTTTTGCCAAGCCGCAGATAGATGCTAACAACAAGCGGTATGAGAACGGGAAAAAGGGCGGCGAATATGGGAAGATGGGCGGTAGACCGAGGAAAGAAAACCCCGAAGAAACCCCTGCAAAACCCCAAGAAAACCCCACGCTAACCCCTAAAGAAAAAGAAAAAGTAAAAGATAAAGAAAAAGAAAAAGCTGTTATCACTAACGTGATAACAAACGCGCACACGCGCGAGGAATACGGCAGAAGGATTTCACAAGACCAGTACAAAGCGAATCTGAACGCGATTCGCGGAAGGGGGAAACAATGAACTCTATTATTCTGATCGGTCGCCCGACCGGCACACCTACCATCACTTATACGCCGTCGCAGATGGCGATTGCGAAATTCTCGCTGGCGGTCGACAGGGATCGTAAAAGCAAGGACGGCGAGAAGGAAGCCGACTTTTTCGATGTGACCGCTTTTGGGAAGACGGCAGAAAGCTGCGAACGATATGCGGCAAAAGGAAAGATGCTTGCCGTCCGGGGCCGCGCACAAATCGACTCTTTCAAAGGCAAGGACGGACAGACGCGCAAGGCCTTCGTGGTAATCGCCGACCAGGTCCAGTTTATCGAATGGCCCGACCGCGATCAGAAGCCGCAGCCGAAAAAGCCGGTCGAGATTGACGAAGAACCATTCGGCTTCCAGACGTTGGATGCAGACATCCCGTTTTAGGTGAGAATCAAGAGAAAGGAGAAATGAAATGGGCGGGTACGACAAGGCGAAAACGCTGCCGGTAGACAAGAAGCGGTTCTATGCGATTCTGAAAGAGAAGGGGACGGACGCGGTAAAACTGGCCGAAGAATTAGGACACACAAAGACTTATATCTATCACTATATCTCGCATACAACAGGCATCCCGAAATTTGTTGTGAACCATTTGCAGAAATGGTACGGCATCAAGTACGAAGAGTATGAGTACAAAGAGCCACAAAAGCCAGCAGAAGAGCCAAAACAGGCATCAGAAGCGGCGAAAACCGAAATTGTGATGGTCGACACCGATTCCATCGTGAACGCGCTTAAAACTGCTTTAGACAGTTACGCATGGCGTGATGCTATAGCGCGGACGGTGAGGTTTGTCCTTCGGGAAGAACCGACCGAAACGATGCTCAAGAAGATTATCCAGGAAGCAATCGAGGAGAAACTGGCGTGAACGAAGAGATTATTAAAACCGATTGGGCCTTCACAAAAGAGGTGGAGCGTTACAACGATAGCGTCGACAACTATCAGATCCCGAATGAACTGATGGTCACGATCACGCTGAACGAATACAGGCGGCTGCTCACGACAGAGGCGAATGCAAGGGCAAAGGAAGCCGAAGCGAACAAGTATGACCGCGAATCTAAAATCCGAGAACTGGAGCAGAAGCTAAAAGAAGCCGAGTCTAAAATCGAACTCTTGCTCTGCGAGAAGTGCGGGAAGAAAGAAGAGGTAGAAGCAGAATGAAGAAGAACCCCGGAAGAAAAGCCAAGCGGCAGCACCAGCGCGAAGAAGCGCGGAAGATTAGGCAGAACATCAAGCGGTTTGCCGAAGCGAAGAAGCGGCATGAGGAGAAGGCCAATGAAGCACTTGGGTGACATCACGAAGCTGAACGGAGCGGAGATCCCCGTGGTGGATGTAATCACCGGTGGAAGCCCATGCCAGGACCTGTCCGTAGCCGGGAAACGCGCCGGATTGGACGGCGAACGAAGTGGCTTATTTATGGATCAAGTACGGGTCGTAAAGGAGATGAGAGAACATGATAGAGCAACTGGAAGGACAGGAATCTTTATTCGACCAAGATATATGGTTTGGGAGAACGTCCCCGGAGCCTTCTCTTCCAACGGCGGCAAAGATTTTCAGGCCGTCCTCACCGAGATCGTCCGCATCGCGGAGCCAACGGCTACCGATGTTCCTATGCCTGACGGCAGATGGCCTTTGGCGGGAAGCCTCGTCGGAAACGGATGGAGTGTGGCGTGGCGCGTACACGACGCGCAGTTTTGGGGAAAAACCGTCTACTCTGACGGAAGAGTCCTCGTTCCCGGCACTCCCCAGCGGCGTAGAAGACTCGCGCTTGTCGCAGATTTTGGTGGACGAAGCGCCCCCGAAATACTATTTGAGCGAAAGAGCCTGTCAGGGGATCCTGAACAGGGCAGAGAAACGCGGCAAGGAACTGCCGGAAGTGCTGAAGAATGCTCTGATGAACCAAGCCACACATTCTGCATCCAAGGGGGGGGCGTGACATCCAAGCAAGCTAACGGCAAGGGATGGGACGACGAAGTAAGCTATACGCTGAACGCGCTCGATGTACACGCAATAAGCTTTCAGGAACGAGCCGGATGTGAGGGTGGTGGAAAAGGGATGCTGATCCAAGATGAAAGAACAGGGGCCTTATCAACCTTCAACAATCAAAGAGGCTTCAGCTTACACGGCAATAGTGGTGGAAGATGAAAAAGTGTTTTGTGATAAGCGCATACGAAAGCAATGCGATGAAATCGAAGAATCCACATAGCGGGATCTACCAAGCGGAAACTAGCAGAACACTTGATTTGAACGGCGGAAACCCCGCCTGTAATCAGGGTGGGGTAATGGTCTTGGAGATTAGCGATGAAGGAACCGATAGGCGCGGACCTTTACAATCACAATTTGACAGGGGTGGTGGCGATGTCGCTGACCGGATGTAGAGCAGACCCACATAAAATCCATTGCGTAATTGAGGAGATCGACGAATTGGTAATACAACAAGTCGCCGGGACGTTAAACCCTGGAGCGCATCCGGGGTCGTACAACGGCCAGGACGCGTACAACGATATGCTAATCCCTACGAATGAAGGTGGAGAAATGAGCGCAAAAGTAAGAAGATTAACACCAATCGAATGTGAGCGGCTGCAAGGATTCCCGGACGGATGGACGGACATCGGCGAATGGACGGACACCAACGGCAAGGCGAAACAGACAAGCGATTCGGCGCGATATCGCGCCCTTGGAAACAGTATCTGTACACCGTTTTGGTTTTGGCTGCTCCGGCGGATCAGCGCACAGTACGAACGACCGGCAACACTTGGAAGTTTGTTCGACGGTATAGGCGGCTTTCCTTATTGCTGGGAGAGGTGCAACGGTAAGGGAACTGCGATTTGGGCATCGGAAATCGAGGAATTCCCGATAGCGGTAACCAAGAAGCATTTCCCGGAAGGAGTAGACCAATGAAGTTGACGAAGGTTGAGAAACTGATCTGCGAAGCGTTTTCCGAAAGGGATGGAAACGGCTTCGTGAAGTGCCGGGAATGCCCGTTGAGGGTAGACATCATAAGCCTCTCTTGCTACGCGAACATAGACGGGAGAACGACAGAAGCAAGGGGCTTGCATCGGTATAATACTAACGATCTTTTGCAGCTTTTCCGGGAAATCTACGGAGAAAGGCGAACCAATGAAACTGATTGATGCAGATGCGCTTAGGAAAGATGTGTTGGCCTTGCCGAATTGTTATAACGGTTTTTCTGACGCTTATGACAAGTCCTTAATTATTGAACTAATAGATGAGCAGATTATTGTAGATGCCGTCCCTGTCGTGCGGTGCGATAAATGCCGACACCATTACGAACGAGGCAGAGATATAGTTTGCGCCCTCAGCGACGATGTAGTGATGAGCGATGACTACTGTTCATACTGGGAGAGGAGAAGCGATGAAAGAGTACATAGTGCCGATATACGATGATAGCCCGGATCATGATGAGATATTTGTCGGGTATATCCGTGAGACCGCAGCGGAAATAGTGCGGTGCGATGATTGCGTACATTGTGTAGACGATTATGTCGATACCGAGTTCGGAGCGATGCCGGCGTTCACTTGCGATCTATTCGACGGTTACGGCGTAAACATCAAGCCGGGAGATTTCTGCTCATACGGAGAAAAGCGATGAACGAAAACATAATCGAGTACATCGTCCGCGAAACGAGTTACCCATCCGCTACAAAGCAGGAGGTTATTGGGGAACTGGTGCGGTGCAAGGATTGCCGTTATTACGATTATCCGTTTCCGGATCCAAAAGAAAGCGCTGACGCTTATCCCGAGCGGTGGTGTTGCCTATTAGGAATGGGCGGAGCGTTTGGCAAGGACGACTTCTGCTCTCACGGAAAAAGGAGAAGCGATGAGACTGACTGATGCTAACGGATGGCCGCTCGACGATGAGGAAGAAGCACAAGCCATCGATGCCGTGCCTGTCGTAAGATGTGTGGACTGTTGCTACTTCCTGGAAGATAAATGGAATAATTGGAATGATAGGGACGGAACGTGTTGCTGGTGGAATGGGCAAGGCACGATGTACAGGTCGTTCTGTTCATACGGAGAAAGGAGAACCGATGAGATATGAAGACGGCACACTTTATATTAAAGTGCCGAACGACGAAATCTTGGAAAAGATTGACAGGGTCATCATCGAAGCAAACGGATGGTGTAAGGAATTCGTCCAGTACGATGAGGAAGGGGAAGAGCGATGAAAAACAATCCGTGGAAACGATACGAGCCTAAAGGCTACAACGGATGCCGCAACTGCAAGTATCAGATAGAGCCCTTACGGACTTGCGAATGGAATGAAAGAAGGCGGCATGATGTCCTTGAGTTATGGTGCAAACGATGGGAGCGAAGAGATGACGAATAGTTGCGGAAATTGCAAGTATGCGGAATGCAGAGAGGAATATTTATATCCATACCGATGCAAAAAGGAAAAAGCGATAAGTTATAGCGAAGAGGAGTGGATGGATAGAGTGTATCGTGGATATCTTTGTAATCAATGGGAGTTAAAAAAGAGGTGACAAAATGACGAGAGAAGATGCAATAGATGTTTTAAAACATAATTATCCGTCAGCCTGTTTTACAGATCTTCGCGATGCCGTTGAAATAGCAATCCAAGCCTTGTCTGCACAGATGACACTCGATGAATTAAAAGCCGAGGCAAAGCGGCAAGGCTACAAACTGATTAAGGACAATCCGATGCCAAAGATGCTTCCTTGCGTCTGCGGGAGCAAGCATCGAACCCAATGGAGCCGCGCAGATGGATGGTATTATGAGTGCGACGGATGCGGACGAAAGGCTAAACCCGGAAAGACGGAGCGCAAAGCGCGGGAGAACTGGAACAGGATGGTGAACGATGAAGCTGATTGACACAGACAGAATTCTCGAGGCGCTTGGAGCGTTCGCGGACGAGAAGCACGGCGACCAGCATTTCCTCGCAGCGATCGCATCAGCGAGGGAAATCATCGAGGGAATGCCCGAAGCGGTCACGCGGTGCGGGGATTGCCGATACAATTATGGGAATGTAACAGGTCACGAATACAACCAATACGACATAGTCTGCTCTTATTTCGACACGGACGGGATGGAAGCAAGCGACTACTGCTCACGCGGAATCTATAAAAAAAGGAGAACCAATGACGCGGGAAGAACTGATGAAAGACCTTGAATTCTGCGAGAATGCTATGTGCCGCCTGGGCGACCGAAGCGACATATGGCAAGACCGAATGATTTACGGGATCCTCAAAGTGATGCGGGATATTCTGCTGACGATGAAAAAAGAAGGGAGAAGTAAATGACTATACCACAGGCAATTTTCGGCTGCGTCGCAATGGTGTGCCTGACGCTGATCGTGCTGGTACTGATCGCTAACAAAAGACGCTAACAATCCGACCGAGATAGCAAGAAGAACAGGATAAAATAAAGCTATGGGGAAACGAGAAGTAATGGTATGGGTGCCGGGTGAGCCGGTGCCGAAAGCAAGACCGCGCATGACAAGAAGCGGTCATGTATATACGCCCAAGCGAACCGCCGACTATGAAGCGGCAGTAAAGGCAGCATGGCGCGAAACCGGCGCGGAGAAGTGGCACGAAGGCGACCTGTTCATCCACCTATACTTTTATCTTCCGATCCCAAAAGGCTACTCCAAGGGCAAAGCAGAACTCGCCAAGGCTGGTGAAATCAGACCTCACAGGGGAGATTGGGACAACTACTCCAAGGCGGTCTGTGATGCCCTTAACGGCCTTGCTTATGAGGATGACCGGCAAATAACGGATGCGCGAGTATCAAAGCGGTACGGAGAAAAGCCGGGAGTGCTTATCACCATCGTGGAACTATAGGAGTAATAATGGATTATTACACGTTAAAGAAGAGCAGCGACGGCTATTGCGACTATCTCTATGAGGCATCGACTGGCGTGGTCAGGGCATTCTGCTCCGAGAGCCGCGCCGTCGATATCATCGGCAACAGGGCTGAAATCGGGCCTTACGCCGAGTTTCCTATAAAGGCCGGTAAATTCCATTTTGCCGGTGAGATCGTAAGGGAGAAACCGATATGAAGTCCCCTTGCATGGTTTGTGAAGAACGCGTCATCGGCTGCCATGTCACTTGTGAGAAGTACGCAGAATTCCGGGCAAGGCGAGAAGCTATGAACGAGAAACGGAAGCGAGATGTGGAAGACAATATGTTCCACATGGACCGCTTCTTTGCGAGGAAGAAATGATTATCTCGCATGAAGACAAGGACTACGCCGCGAGGCGTTGGGCGGTATCGGTAAACCGCTACAATGGTGCTTACTACTACTCGCGTGAGATATGCGGCATCATGATCCCTTTGGTTCAGACCGACCGCTCATGGGTTACGGTCAATACACGGAGAGCGGTAGACCACGCCATCGTATTTATCCACAACAATCTGCATCCGAAGAACTATGATTGGTTAAAGGATTATAAGGACCTGGTGCTGGTCTGTGGGATTCCCGAAACGTGCGAGAAGGTAGCCCATCTTGGCAAGGCGATATATCTGCCGTTATCCGTCAACGTGGCAGAGGTGGAAGCATACAGGGCGGAAAAGACCAAGGAAGCCGCCTTCGTTGGAAGACCATCGAAGCGGCTTGGCGTAAGTTTCCCGGAACGCGTCGACTATCTGGAAGGAATGCCGCGAAGAAAGCTGCTTGCAGAAATGGCAAAGTACAAGCGCGTCTACGCCGTTGGCCGGTCCGCAATCGAAGCGAAGATACTTGGGTGCGAGGTCATGCCTTACGACGAGCGGTTCCCGGATCCTGACAGATGGCAGATTTTAGACACGCGCGATGCGGCAAGGATACTACAGAATAAGTTAAATTCCATTGATGAATAATTATACGGAGAAATCTATGACAAAGTACAAGTGCGAATGGTGCGGCAAAAGAGTGACCGCCGACAAAGCCTATCGGATCACACGCTATGACATGGCCTATGCCGCAGAAAACGGCAAGCTGCCGGTGCAGACCATCTGTGAAGAGTGCATCAAGACCATCGGACACCGAGAAGAAAATGCCCTGGGATAAGGAATTGCTGGAAGAATTGTTACGCCAGCGGGAAGAGAGAGAACATGAAAACGCTTGTAGCGATACCGGCCTTGGATATGGTAAAGACGGACTTTATGACGTGCCTACTGGCCATGAAGGGCGTGAAAAGCATATGGGTAGAAGTGGGGTCCCTGGTCCATATGGCCCGGAACAATCTCGTTCTAAAAGCCATCGACGGTGGTTATGACTATATCTGCTTCATTGACTCCGACATGGTCTTCGGCCCGGACTTATTGCAGAGGCTGGAAGCGGACGCAGAAAAGGGCTACGACTTTGTGACCGCTCTGAACTTTCGACGTGCGCTTCCGACGTCGCCGGTCATCGGGAAGAAGATGACATGGCAGAAAAACCCGGACGGATCCGTAACGCATGAGATTGTAGAATACTCCGACTACCCAAGGGACCAACTGTTTGAGATCGAGTCTTGCGGAATGGCCGCCTGTATCATCAAGGTCGAGGCCCTGGAACGCATCGTCAATGAGATGAAGTGCGCTCCCTTTGAGCCGCTTCAACAGATCGGAGAGGACTATTCCTGTTGCTGGCGTCTGCGGCAACTGGGCGTCAAACTGTACTGCGATTCTTCCATCAAGACCGGCCATATCGGAAGCTATACCATCACCGAACAGACGTACCTACTGCATAAGCAGAAACAATGGGAGAATCAGCAATCATGACGGCAGAAGTATCATTACGCCTACGGTTTGATCCGGTCATCTTCCAGGCAGAAGAGATATTAAGAGCGGCAAAGCAACTGGGCATCCCGGATGACAAAGCCAATGTGATCGCGCTTGGCATCCTGTCACGACAGGCCGCGATGGCAGAAGCTTCCTTCCGTCTGCCGCCAAGCGAGGACAAGTGGAACCGCTACGAAGAATACATGAAGAAACTGGAAGCAGAACCATGAAGCGAAAAGCGATCAAATTCTTCGCGGACGAAATGCTGACGGCAAGGGAACTCCTGACAAGCGCGGAATTCGGCGACCTACAGACCCGCCTTTGGGATTACATCCTGTACGATAAGGACGAGCCGCCCGAAGACCGTACCATGCTTGCCCTGTATAAGACGCTTACCCACCGCGAGGATGTCAAAGAGGCCGCATGGGAACGGAAAAAGGAGTACCGCGAACGGAAAAAAGAAGACGAACAATCCCACCAGGACCGCCTCGCCGCCGCCGCCGAATTCATGCCGCAGATATACAATAATCTCCGTGCTAAATCTAATTCTTAAGAAATTCTTAAGACTGGTTTACATATAACCGTCACTTGTACTTTGAAGTAAAGTAAAGTAAAGTTAAGTTAAGTAAAGGTAAGTAAAGTAAAGTGCTTTTTTGGCACTCTTGCTCTTTCCGCAGAAATGAGGCCTACTATGCCAGCGAAATCTACCAAGTCTACCACCAAGAAAAAGGATGGCCGGGGAGGCAGAAGACCAGGCGCCGGTGATCCAAGACTCTCCGATAAAGCACTTAACCTCGATCCCGGCGATAATACCCAGTTTATCCGTACCGCTATGGCTCTTTGGGATCTGCCTAAAGTAGACCTCCATGATGCGGATGAGGTGCGCGACAGAACAAATGCCTATTTCGCCATGATGGCAGAACAGGATATGAAACCTACTGTCATAGGCTATGCGATGGCTCTTGGTATCGATAGAAGACAACTGTGGGCGATAGTCAATGACCAGCCGTATAACGGGGTTTCAAGGTATGACTTACCGCCGGGGCCGGTGGACGCGATCAAAAAGGGCTACCGCACGATGGAGTTTTTGTGGGAAACCTATATGCAGAACAGAAAGATCGACACCGTCGCTGGCATTTTCCTTGGTAAAAATAACTACGGATACAAGGATCAACAGGAAACCGTGGTCGTTACGCCTAATCTGCTGGGCGATGGAGCCGACCAAAAGCAACTGGAGCAGAGGTATCTCGATTCCGTCGTCGTTGAAGAGGAATAGCGAGAAGCGATTTTAACCGCAGAAGAAAGCTATTAAACGGCGGCGAAAGTGCGAAAACGATAAATGTATCAGCAAAGCGCAGAAAAGCGCGTTTACCCCTTAAAAAGCATAGGAAGGAGCAGAAATATGCCTATCGATGACAGAAAGCCTCTGACGCGTGCCAGGGCGATCCGGTACAAGTGCCTCGACTGCTGCTGCGGAAGCGCTGCAGAGGTCCGGGAATGCCCTATCAAGGATTGTTCGCTATGGCCTTTTCGGCTTGGCAAGGTGCCGCGCGACCAACAAAGCCTGAATGGAAACTGGCGGCGCGGCCTGTGAGACTCATTTTGCCGCCTGTTTTCGGCGTAGATGAAGAGGCAATATAGCTTATCCTCTTCATGGTATCGCCGATTATAGGCGGCATTTTGGCTCTCATAGCGTTATGGCATAGAAAAAGCCCCGCCGAAGC